ATGTGGAATATTATCTGCGTCATAACATAAAACTATTTTATTATGGCATTTATAAAATTTCAATCTGTAGACGGATCAGCTAATCAAGCTAATGTATTTTTTTATGTAGCTATTAGTAACATCAAATATGTGTCTACTACAGCAACTACTGTTTTGTTTCATGTAGATGGTGCTGGTGCTGATGGCAATTCTGATGATACGATTAGATTAACATGTGCTTCAGGCGACTCTGAAAAATTAGCTGATATGCTAATTCAAAGAGCGATGAGTATCTCTAAAGGAGATATTATGTTTGTAGACGTAGATTTCTTATCGGGAATTACTGATATTGATGCTGCGGCAGTTTAATAACAATTAATATATACTATTATGGCAAAAGAAAAATTTTTAAAATTTCAAGATGTAAATAGTTCTGCTAATGTAGCGGGTACATTTTACTATGTTGCTGTTAGTGATATTAATTATGTTCAAACTGGTGCGACAACTGTTACAATTTTATTAGAGAAAGGCGAAACTGGAAATGGTGATGCTCAGAATGATTCAATTGTAATTACATGCTCAAGTGGTGATTCACAAAAAATTGCAGATAAATTATTACATATAGCTGGTTCTATAAGTAATAATATGATATTTGGACCTATTGATAAGGATTTTATTCCTGGTGATTCAATATCGGACATATCTCCTGCAACTTAATATAACTAACGATTAGGGAGGGGTGAAGTACAGAGTAACCCCTCAATAATCACTTAACTGGTATTGACGGAAGAGAAGCTTAAACGGCAATACCTTAATTATTAATATTTAAAATAAATAGAAATGGCTTTGAAATTTGATTTTAACAAGTTAAGAACTGCTATCGGTGGATTCTTATTACCTACAAAATTTGACGGCACAGCTGAGGCTGCTGGTACTGAATCAGTACACGTACCAAAAATGCGTCAAGCATATATTGTAGAAACAGCGAATGCTGCAAAAACGTTAACTGCTGAAGATTCAGGAAAGATTTTTCTTTTGAGTGATTCTTCTGCGGCAGCGTATACAATTACATTACCAACCGCTGCTCAAGCAGAAGAAGGAATGTGGTTTAGATTTGTGAACACAGAAGATACTCCAGCTGAAATAATTACTATTGCTGCTGGATCTGCTATTATTGCTGGTCCTTTAAAGGATGCTGGTGGTGATGTAGGTGCTGGTACTGCTGGTACAGAAGTCTCTAACATTCTTTTCGGTACTAGTGCAGAAAAAGGTGATTTTGTTGAGCTAGTTTTTGTTGGCGGACTTTATGTTATAATGGGTGGTGGTTCCTCTATTAGTGGAGCTATTACTACATCGTAATTAACAATTTGAGTAACGGAGGGGCTTGTCCCCTCCATTATTCTTATATTTGCAATATGAAGACAGTATATGCAGTAAGAGATGGTAAGGTTGTAGATATTACAAACGAACCAAAACAAGTAAAAGAAAGAGCTTTCCATATTAGCGTAAAAGGAAGCGGTGGTCTTAAATGGCTAAATAAATCGGCTAATAAAACTTGGATAACTGGTAAAAATCAAGTTGTAAGAACTAAACAAGGTGATCCAACAAATCAAAAATAAGGGAGTAATTAACTAAAACTATTTAAAATGAAACACGTAGTATTAATTAAAGCAGGTAACCCAGGCAAGTTTAACTATGCTAAGTTTGGGAATTACAAAAACAGAAAAGGTAAACTAATTGAACTTATTGATCCAAATGGATTAGTAGTTAGTGGATGGGAAATGCATCAAGCAGTTGTGCCTCTTGATATCAATGATGAAGACGATAGAAGAATCTATGAGTTTTTAAAAGATCATCCAATGATGGGTGGTAAATTCACAATAGAGGATATATCAGCTAATGAAAACAGATTAGCAGAAGAAGCGTTGGCAAAAGCTGACTCAGTTACTGCAGCAGCAGGATTATCTAAAAAAGAAATTGAAAGTCTATGTAGACTTATAGGATTATCTGGTGACTGGGATGACAACATTCGTAAAGCAAAGATTATTTCTTATGCTAGCGATAATCCAGTTAAGTTTTTGGAATATTTAAATGATGCAGATGCACCATATAAAGTATTTATCAAAGAATGTTTAGAAAAGAAAGTATTTACATTTGTAAATGGTACATACAAGTATGGTTCCTCAAATATTGGATTATCAGAAGATCAAGCAGTAATGTGGTTGAAAGATAACTCTGATATTTATGCATTACTTAAAAATCAACTAAGAGGTAATCTACCTAAAACAAAACAAGAAGTAGTACTAGAAGAACTTTCGGATGATGTTATTGAGGACATTAAAAAAGAAACTGGAGTTAAGTAGTGAATTTACAAGAGGCATATGATATGATTGATCTTCTGTTAGATAAAGCTGACCAGCCTTATTTTACAGATGATGAAAAAAATAAATTCTTAGATCAAGCTATTATGGCTTTTATAAATCATCACTATGAGTTTTACGATCAAGAACAAATATCTCGTGATGCGTTAATGTTTTTTGTACACACAGAACAAATAGGATCAAGTGATAACACAGATGAAGAAACTGTTTGGAATGGTTTTGGAATGGATTTGCATAAAGATTATATTCATCTAATTCATTTTAGAACATTTTTGCTTGACGATGATGGAGTGCCACATGCAAGAAACAATCACAAAATTATAGGTACAAAAGATTTTTGGGATCACGAGCATACATCTGATCCTTTTAAAAAACCTTCCGATATAAACCCGTATTGTTATGTTAGACAAGGAATGAACAATGTTGCAAAAGTTTATTTTAGACCTACAAGAGCAACAGGTGAATCACAAGCAGTACAGCTTATATTTAGAGATAGAGATGACGTTTTTAATGATGACGATAACAATAGGGTTAAAGAAATATATCAACGAGAGATATTAGATTTAGCTGTAAGAAAAATGGTTGTAAACATAGAAAGTATGAATATCCAATCGCAATCGGTTGAGACAGAGCAGAGCAAATCAATATAAGAGCTTTTTGCTCCCTGCGCAATGATAGGTCTGCATGCTTTACAGCTAAGGGCCTATTGTTGTTTATACGAATAAATTAAAGTATTTTTGTAAGTGGTATGGCAACTTTAAATGAATTAGCATATAATATTAAAAACATCGCTTATGGCGGTAATACTAACTCTGAACAAAATGTATCCACACAACAGATAAAGTTTTGGATACATTATTATAGAGCTCAAATTTTGGGTGAAATGATTGCTGATGGTAGAGGGGTTCCAATTGATTGTTATCAAAAATTAAGTATTACACAGGATGATGATGTAGAAACACGCACTGCTTGGAAAGACTATCATGACACTCATACGGTTAGCCAATCATATATAATACCTTTTTCTGGAAGAACAGCAAATGCTGCTGGTATAAGTAAGTTTGATAGTAGTGTAGCTGAGACACAAGACACTGATGCGTTAGAACTTACACATTCATATTTTTTCGAAGAACCACTTGATTATGGTATTATAAGATTAAGAATACCACAATTAGTAACAAATAACTCTAAACATGGATTAGGCACTGTAAGAGCTGTTGCTATAAATGATGATGATTATGCAGGTAGACGTGGTGGAATTGATATATCTGTTGTAACAAGAGATGAATATTATCATAAAAAACACAATAGATTTACAAATAATACTCCTACGGCACACGTTTTAAATAATGAGGCAAATAAAATTACTCTTACAGTGGATAATTTAAAATCTGTAGATAGGGCAACTGTAGGAGGATATAATGCAGATCCTAAGTCTTATGCTTTTATTGTTTTTGCTTTATTAAAAAATCCAACTGAAAATAATAGTTGGACAAGTGATGACTTAGAATATCCTTTGCCACAAGAAATGATTAGTGAGTTAAATAGAAGAATACTATCGGCAGAAATGCAAGCTTCACTTACATCACTGAATGATTCAATAACTGATAATGCAGACACAACAAAAATTATTCAGCCGCAAACACAGGGATAAATATGAAACAGCTAGAGATATATACAACAATATAAAAAAAGCTGTTACAATAAAGGGAGAGTGGTTAAAGGGGCAAAAAAAGTTTAGGGAAAAACAACTTGATTACAAAACATATTATTCTGTAATCAAAAAGTTTTTTGAAATATTGGCAAGAGATTTAGTGCAAAAAAACGAACTAATACATTTGCCAGGAGATATGGGTTACTTGTATTTAGACAAGAAACAACATAAAAGAGCTTTTCATTATCGTGTAGACATTAATGAGTCAAACAATAAAGGAGAGCTTGTTAAATACAAAGTGCCTATATTAGATGATTATTATTATAAGGTTGTTTGGAAGCGACCAAAGAAATATAGTAAATGTAAGATTATGCCATTAGGCATATTTAAAGAAAAAATTAAAAAATTAAAAACTACATAAAATGGCAACTAGATTAACAGGTGGCACATTAACAGTAACAATTACAGAAGCATTAACTGTAACACACAATAATTCTGCAGACAACAGATCGCATGCACAAACAATAACTAAAACTTTTGCAAGTATAGACAATATTGATGTTCGTGTTTTAAATTTACCAAATACAAATCAAGTAAAGGTTGTTGATTTAGTAGATAATGGTAGTGAAGCTGGGGCTCCTGGAGCTTTTAAAAGATCTGCTGTAGAATATATTAGAATAACTAATCTTGATGATACAAATGCAGTAGGAGTTATTTTAGAAGATACAGGTGGTGATGTTGCGGGTATAACTGTAGATCCAGATGCAAGTTTTATTTTAACATCTACAGATATTGAAGCAAATGCAGGTGGCACAGCAGTTACTGCAAGAGGTGGAGCTATAGATGAAATATTTTTAAGAGCAGATTCAGCAAATGTACAAGTAGAGGTATTAATAGCAACAACAGCATAATATGAGAGTATCCGCATTTAGAGTATTTAATAATGTTTCTAGAAACCTTGGATTAAGAGAATACAATAAACATGTAGACTCTTGGGCTGAATGGGTATTTGAGGCAGAGCAATATATTGGTAGTAGAGATACATTTGAAAGAGCTGAACGAACTTACTCTACAGAAACTGTTTCACAAATTGCTAAAATAAAATTTACTGATAATTCTTTAAGCAAACAGTTTATATCAATAAACGGAACTAAATTTAGATTTAGGGATTTGTCAAGTTCTAATTATGTAGGAACAACAACAGCAGTGAATGAAATATCTATAGGTGCTGATTTAGATGCAACCCTTGCTAATGCAGTAACAGTAATAGATGGATCGTATTTAAAAAATGCATTAGGTATTAATGCGTCATATACGGCTGGAACAAATATCTTAGAACTTTCTATAAGCGCAGGATTTCAAGCTAATCCAATTTTTATAGAGTTAGATGTTTCTGGAAAACCTGATATAACACAAAGATTTACAGGAGCTAAACATAGAATACAAAATAAACAAGTTACACTACCTAATGATTTGGTTAAGTTGTTAAATGTAAGAGTAGGTGATGATATTATAGAACCATCTAGTTCACAGTTTAGAAGTAAGATAAGTGATCAGCAAGACAGATATTATGTGGAAGGCAACAGAATAAATTTTTCTAGAAAATATACAGATGATGTTGTAATATCATACCTGCGCGCGCACACGGACGAGAATGGATATCCAACAGTAAGGCAAGGGCACGAGGAAGCCGTGGCTTTTTATATTATGTGGAAACATAAATCTATAGATTATTACTCTGGTAATGCACCACAATATATAATAAAAGATTTAGAAAGAAGATGGTATCATCTTTGTGCTAAAGTAAGAGGTGATGATAATATGCCAAGTTCTGTAGAGTTACTTAAGATTGGTAAACTATGGAATGCTAAAATACCAATTACTTCATATAACCCTCCACGATACGATGGATTAAATACTTACTAATGGGGCAGAAAAGTCAAGTAAAAGGATTTAATAAAGGTTTAGTTACCGATTCTGATCCAAGGTTACAATTGGACGGCACATATCGTGATGCTATGAACATTAAGATAATTAATGTCGATGGATCAACTTTTACAGTAGAAAATATAAACGGTAATAGAAAGTTAATAGATTTAACAGATACAGAAATATTTGGTAAGTCTGACTATTTATATAATGGAAATCCTGTTACTACGCCATTTCAATATAACTATTTTACACCAAGAACAGATGCAAGTGGTAATGTTATAGGCCCTTATGGAGTTGGAAGTTATGATGGTACTACTGTAACACCTGGTGGTTTAAAAGGTGCAGCTAATATTGTAGGTCATTTTTCATTTAAAAATCAATTGTTTCTTATTGTATGTGGATATATTGGTTATAATGAAAACGGTGGATCAAATTCTATAGATGACTTTAGAACTATATTTTTTCTATTAGATTTTAATTCTGATGGAGAGGTAATTAAAACTACAGAATTAAGAGTTTGTTATAATCATTTAGGAAATGAGTTTCCTAATATAAACATGGATCCCAACATCAAATGTAGGGTAGAAGGTATAACAGAAAATGATTGTATATCAAGAGTATATTGGACAGATAACAAAAATCCACTAAGAACTCTTAATATAAGAGGTAAAAATTTAGAAAATTTAAATCCAGATGAATTAGATATTACTCCTAAATGCGATCATTCACAGATTGTATTAAAAAATGTAATATCTGGAAGTTTACCTGTTGGTGTATATCAATATTGCTATAAATACTTAACAGATGCAGGAGCAGAAACAGGAATATCACCACAAAGTAATTTATATCATATATCAAACACTGATAGTACTAGTTATCAAACATATTCAGGTGGAGAGCCAGGGGCAATATCGTCTGATGGTTTTGAATTACAAATAGATGATTTAGATACAGATTTTGATGAAGTACAAATATATGCTCTATTTTATAATAATTTAAATGTGCCACCTCAAGTAACTGAAGTTACAAAAAAATCAATTCCATCTAACGGTATAGTTAATTTTAAACACACTACACTTACTGAAGTAATTCAAGATGGACTAGAAAAAATACTCATACCATCTAACACCTGGGATATTTGTAAAGATATAGCAATAAAAGATAATGTATTATTTGCTGCTAACTTACGACAAAAAAGAAATTACATATCTGAAAAAGAATGGAATGTTAAAGTTCGTAGGTTTGATTTAGACTCACATGGAGATACATCTGTAGCTGGATCTTTAACTACAAACGATTCAAATGTAAAAGAATATTATGCTCCTAGTAGTGAATTTAGTCAACAAACATTAGACGAGTCTACGGTTATAGAAATATCGGGTGGTGCTAATTATATTAAATTAAATAAATTAGGAACAAATCACCATCAAGCTCATAGATATTTGCGTGGAGGATATGATATTAAATGGGGAAATGATCAGTGGAATAATGATGATGGTGCTGTAGGATCAAGAAGAGTTTTAGGTGCGGAAAGTTATGGATATTATGGTGATACGGATGAATCAAATAATAGTAATGGACTTGGAGGATGTTTAGTTAGTTTTAGACAAGTTCCTAAAGTTTCGGATACTATAGATAATAGGGGTGGTATAAATAACGGTTCTTCACCATTTATTTCTACAAGTATAAAAAATGACAGTTTTCAAACTGATAACGTATGGAAACCAGGCGGCTCGCCTGATTATGAGTCATCAGAAGATAATACAACAACAGAATATGTAGCAACATTAAATATAGGTTCTAATAAAGATCCAATGGCATCTGGCAGTAAAAGAGGTTATCAAAGAGGTGAAACATACAGATTTGGTGTATTAGTTTATGATTTAAATGGTGATCCAGGAAATGTATTGTGGATTGGAGACATACAAATGCCTCAACATTATGATAAAGCTTGGGAATTAGATATAAATTTTGGACCTGATAATGATGGCACAATTGCAGGTATAGGAAGAGATTTTAGTTCAAGTGCAACAAGATTCAAAGAAAACCCAGATGTTCAAGACTATAGAATATCAGCAAATGGCAGTGCTTCTGTTCCCGCATGTGGAACTATATACGATAAAACATCATGTATAGCAGGGACAGACGATTCTGATTCAGGTAGTCAAATACAATCAGGTAATGCTAAAACTACACGTTTTGTACCAAAAGATAGAGAGGGACAACACCTAACTTTTGATTTAGCTTTAGATTTTACTTTTAAAATACCTTCTCATGTATTAAAAAAAATATCTGGTTTTCAGGTTGTTCGTGCAGAAAGAACAGAAACTGACAGAACAATAGTTCAGTCAGGATTGATTAATGAAGTAAGTAGATATGATGGTTATGGAAAGGGCGCAGCTAATGTTCAAGCAAATGATACAGAATATATAGTAGATGAAAATGTAGATCAAATATACGATCAAGTATTAAAAGGTTATTTGGGTTTAAGCGAAACTTCTCATAGATGCGTTGGATTTAATACAACTGACAATAAACCTTTATATTTAAATGAAAGTGATGCAAGTACATCTGCTAACTTTATGTCTGGATCTTCATATTTTGGAATTTACAGTAATGGTAGATATGCTATACAAGATACAGATATATTCGGGCAACACGTTCATACAATGGGAAATGTTCATTTAATGTATTCTCCTGATAGCACATTTGGAATTAGACCATATTTATCAAGAGCAGAAGATGATGTACAAATAGTTTCTGTAATGAAATTGTATGATCAAAGAAGATATGACAATGATGTGTTACAAAAACACACTACGAGTAATGCAGAAAGTATGGGCCATGGACAAACTACATACAATCAAAGCTCTGCTTATGCTACACAAGCATCTGATTACCCTTTATATTTTTCTACTAAAAAAACTACTAGAAATGATGAGTCTGGTGTATTGGTTGGAAAATGTTACGTTTTTGATCCATATTTTCCTATGTATTGTGGTCATAATTCTAATAACAGTGCTAATTCTAGACATGCTTATTTATACGGTCCGTCTGGACAAGCTAGTGTAAGTGGTAATTATCAATATGTTCATCAACCAGCAACATCTACTTTTTTTGATATGGCTGATCCTTATGTATCTGCTTTTAGCCCATCTAGTTTAGTAAGTATGACAAATACTGACTTAAATCAAACAAAAAATGTAGTACCATTTGCTCCTTGGTATAGTAGAAAAATATTAAGAGCAAAAGAAATTGTAGATGGTGAAATAGTTTCTAAAGGTTTTTTTGATTCTATTACACTTCAACATAGTGGACTACATTATGTATGGAACTCAGGATTTTCTAACTTTACTTTAGGATTTATTGGGCACTATGGATCTCATAGTTGGGGCAACTATCTTTCATATGCAAAAATACATGAAGATTTAGATGCAAGTGATGTTAGTTATGATACAATAAGTACTCTGCAAATGGGTACAAGAGCAATATTAATACAAAGTCATTATGAAGGTGGATATGACAAATTATGTGGTAAAGACATTGATTTTATTATTGAAAATCAAGATTATTTAGCTACAAAAGATGCTAAAAGATATATATCAGCAAATAGCACAGACTGTTTACATAGAGGTACTAAAATACCTTTTTATTACTATGCTAATATTTACAGAACTAATGATAACCAATATGGAGGTAATAGTATTGATGCATTAGAAAAAACAAGATGGATTGCAGCTGGAAATAAACATCAGCTAAGAGAAGGGCATGGTGATTTAAATGGTCATCATCATACTACAGTTTTTGGTGGTGATACTTTTGTAGGAATGTATTCACATCAAATGACGACATCACCATATCCAGAAAAAAGTTATTCAAAATGGATTGTTTTTCCTTGCGAATCTTTTGTAAATACAGAAATGAGAAGTGGTTATCATTTAGGAGCAAATAATCACATAGAAGGCTTTGATCAAACAGCACCACCATTTTCTAATGATTGGTTTTATAATCCCGTTTATTCACAGGAAAACAATACTAAAAGTTATTTAAGTGTTAAAAGAAAAGATTGTGAGTATACTGACTTACCATATGAGGTAGCGTATTCAAAAACAAAACTAGCAGGTGAAGAAAGTGATGCATTTAGAGTATTTCCTATATTTAATTTTTATGATGTAGAAGCAATACATGGTGGTATCAATAGATTAGTTAATTTTAATAATGAAATATATTTTGTTCAAGAAAATGCATTTGGACAATTACTTGTAAATCCACGAACATTTTTATCAGATGCTGCTGGTGGACAAACATTATTTACAGGATCAGGGGATACAATAGAATCACATCAATACATATCTGTTAAATATGGAACTCAACACATGCATAGTGTTGTAGTAAGTGAATCAGGTCTTTATTATTTTGATTCTAGATATGCTAAACTTTTAAAGTTTGATACAGCTAAACAGTTTACTGTTTTATCAGATGAAATAGGGTGTAGAGATTTATTCAAAAAAGCAATAGAATACGGAAGATTAACAACAAGAGAAAAATATTTAAAAGCACCAAGAGTAAATCTTGGCGATATGCCTTTATATTTTATTGGTATACATGGAGGTTTTGATTATCAAAATAACACTGTGTATTACACTTTTTCTGATAGACTTAGAATAGATAAATACGATAGAGAAAAATATCCAGAAGGAAGATATGTACTTAATAGAAAACGTATAGATCCAAGCAATGGAACTATAAGTTATCAAACTGTAGGTAGAAATGTATTAAATTTATCAGATATAGGATCTATAAATGCACAATATCCAGAAGGTACAGGAAATGGAGGTTTTGCAGAAAGATCTTTTTATTCTACTACAATTGGTATAAGTGAAGATCTTAATGCTGTAGTAAGTAAATATTCTGTATATCCACAGCAATGGATAGAGCATCAAGGATCTTTGATAACACCAAAAGCAAGATCACCATTTATTACTCTTAGTACAGGTGGAGTTTATCAAGCAGGTTTATTTGATTCTAATCCTACTGGTAATCCAACTTTTGTTACAGCAGGATCAGGATGTAGTGGAGTTTATGGGCACAATGAAAATTATTATTTTAATCCATCAAAATATATAAGAGGTGTATATGAGCTTGCAGAAGGACCTTTGCAGTTATATAAATGGGATGATATTTTTACTCCTAAGCTTACATTTTTTGATGATGTACAAATACATCCAAAAAATAACGCAAGTGTTGCAGTTATTGATTATCAAAATATATCAGGTTTTGTTGGGCAATTAGAAATATCTGCAATTGATGGCAATGGTATTATTACGTCAATAAATGTAATTGATCCTGGAACAAATTATGCATCAGGCACATATGACATAGAAGATTCTTTAGGTAATGTTGTTGCAACTATAGATTCAGTTGATGGACTATTAGATGCGTCCACAATAAATATAACTTCTACTGATTCTTATACTTTAGGAGACGCAATAACAATAGTATCTCCAACAGATAGTCGTGTGCCAGTAATAGACGCAGCTTATTTAGAAAAAGTAATTAATGAAGCCCCAGGAGATAATAAAAAGTTTGATAATTTTGCTTCTGTAATGACTGTTGGTGACATCAACAATGTTTATTATGGAACAGATAACAATAACGTAGATAGAAATAAAGCTACAAATAATAGTAATATAGCATCACAAGATATTGGTAGATATATTGAAAAAATAGAATTTGTTACTGATTTTAGTGACATAGGTTTAATGAATGTATCAACATCTTCTAATCCATACTATCAAACTAATATGTCTTTTAATGACAGGCTTCATAAATATAGAGAAGGAGTTCTTAGAGCACCACTTAGAAATTTATATAGTGTAGATAAAAATCCAAGGTTAACTGGGACGTATCTAAGAGTAAAACTAACAGCCAGAACTCAAGAAAAATTTAATATCTTTGCAATTATGGCTAAATACCGTAAATCTTTCAACTAATGGCATTAACAGACGTAACAACATTACAAAACCAATACGGTCATCTGTTTAGCCCGTATGGAAACTTTAACACACAAGCACAAAACTTGTATCAAAATATGCAACCACAATATGCGTATAATCCTAGCGCTATGGGTAACTATACTGCATATACGGCTGCACAGGCTATGTTTCCTGAAGTACCATACATAGAGCCAGCATTTGACCAAAAACAAAAAATAAATGCACAACAACTATTAGGGGTAGTTCCTGCTGTTGCACAGCTTGGTAAAGGTTTGTTTGGTAAAACAGGTTTATTTCCTAAAGCATTAGGCCCAGGTGGTAAGATAAGTAATTTATTACATGATATAAGATTTAAAACTGTACCAGGATCTGGCGGCGTTGCAATAGAGGGTGCAAGTACAATGACAACAGTTCCTACTAAATTTGGAGCAGCTGCTAATAATTACCTACAAGGATTAAAAGCTGGTACAGCACAAACTGCTATTCCTACATATTTGGTAGGTAGATTGGTTAGAAGCGCTTTTGATGATGATGATCCAACAACATTTACAGGTGGTGAAATGTTAGGAGCTGGTATATCTGGCGCGGGTGCGGGAGCATTTATAGGAGCAAAATTAGGTGCAACAGCAGCTGGTACAGCATTGAGTGCAAAACTAGGAATGGCAGCTGGACCAATAGGTGCGTTGATAGGTATAGGTTTATCATTATTTGGAGGTAAAAGAAAAAGAGATAAAGCAAGAAAAAGAGCAAGACAAAAAGCTCAAAGAGAATACGAACAGGCAGTAGCGGATAGAAAAGCTGAAATACGAGAAATGTACCTTGAGGGTATTGAGCGTAACAGACAAGCTGCAGCTAATCAATTTCAAACACAACAATATTATCAAAGAGCAGCTGCTTATGGAAACACTTATGGTATGGGTAACTATTCTGAAGGCGGTGTATTTGATGATGGTGGAATATATGACGAAGTACCTAGAGGTGAAGATGTATTTGATTTTTTAAGTGATGAAGATCAAGAAAAAGAATTGTTTTTACTTGGTGGTCTTCGTAGACGTTTAAGAAAACGTAGGAAAAGACGTAGAAAAAAAGGAAAAAGAGGCTTGTTTAGAAAAATAAGAAAGACTGTTAGTAAGGTAATTAAAAAACCTATGAAAGTTGTTTCTAAAGGATTGAAAGCTGCTACAAAACCTGTTAAAACAGGATTAAAAACTGCAACTAAGGTAGCTGATAAAGCAATTAAGACTACAGGAAAAGTTGGTAAAACAGCATTAAAAACAACTTCTAAAGTTGCAACTGCAGCAGTAAAACCTGTAGCTAAAATTACTAGCAAAGCTCTAAAACCAGTAGTAAGCACTGCTAAAACAGTTCTTGATGCTACAGCAAAACCAGTAGTATCTGCAGTAGGAAGCACTATTAAAAAAGTAGTAGATACTGGGGTAGACTTTGCTATGGACGCTGTTAAGTTTGCAGGAAAAGTTGCTACAAAAGGAATGGAAGCAGTTGGCAAAGTTGCTTTTCCTGTTATTGACGCAACACTTGGAACTGCAACAAAATTAATAAAAGGCGGCATTGACACATTAACAGGAAAAGGTCAAGAAGAACCAGAGATGCGTTTTGATCCATTACCTGAAATGCCACAAATGAGATCTTCTTTGATACCTTCTGCTATGGGTATAGGAGCAACATCTGGAGTAGGACCAGGATTTGTACCTCGTATGGTAGCTAGCGCCCCAAATATTAGTGGGGGATCAGCAGGATTTGCACAAAGAGCAGGAAGTGGATTAGCTGGATTCTATGATCAAAATCAATTACAACAAGGATAATGGATAAGAATTTAGAAAGAATATTAATGTTAGCAGAAAAAGATGAGTACGATAATGGTGGTCACTTTGACGAAGCTAATGAAATGGACGACATAGAAAATTTTATTTCTGAAAATAATCTTCAAGATGGAGATGGTATGGCGTTTATAAATAAAGCACTTAAAATACAAGCATATCCTAATTATGTTAACACTATTATAGGTGTAGAGAATCCAGAACTAAAAGGCTATAGTCAAGTTAATGATTCTTTTGAAGCTTTTATACATCCGTT